CTCTGTTGTACATAGAGACTGAAATAGACTATCTAATTGACACGCACTATGGTTTTCCGTCGTAGTGCCCGACGATCCTCCGCCCCTACCCAGCGACGTCGTTGTCGCGTCTCTCGCTCTCTGACTATCGACACGGTCAGATCTGCGATCAACACTTGGTGTCGCGTTTTCAACCAGCATGTTGTCTTCGAACCACCTCCTTTCGAGGAGTGCTCGGAGCTTGCTGCATTTGTCAAGAAGTTTCTTGCAACGGCCTGTCCTTCGGCTGTTGAGGAAGAGCGTTTAGCCTTCCAGTCAATCAAGAAGCTTCTCCCGGACTCTTGTAGATGCCTCGAGAATGGCATGCTGGACCGGTTGGTGGCTCACTTGGTTCGTGATGCCCAAAAATTGCCCGACGGCTACTTAGGTTTCGTTCGAAGAGAAGCCTCTAAGTTGTTTCCGGTAGGGTGGGATCGTACGTACAGATCCCGCTGCTACACGACAAATCCGCCCCTTAGCTCCACCCTTGAGAACTCACGTTCAAGAGGGGGGTGCCTTAGCGGCGAGACTTCACACTTAGACTTTCTCTACGAAACCCTTGGTGATCGTCAGTCCTCAGTCTCCTTCGAGTCGGCTAGACTCGCGAAACCCATGGTTGTTCAATCGGCTGGAAAACCTCGACCTCTGTCTAAGTTTTCCGATAAGATGCTCGTATTGAAGCCGCTTCACGCGGCTCTCTACGACCGATTGTCCGAACAACATTGGTTACTTCGCGGTGATCTTTTGCCCGAGCGTCTCGATAGGGCAGGCTTCAGACTCGGCCTTGGCGAATTGGTGTCGGGAGACTACGCCTCCGCGACTGACAACCTTTCCATTGAAGTGGCAGAGGTCATAGTTGACGTTGCTTTGCGAAACTCGACGCGGGTCCCGGAGGGGATCCGTGAGTTGGCCAAAGCACAACTTAGACCGTTGTTCCTTTACAAGGGAGAGGAGATCGTCATCAGCGCTGGACAACAGATGGGTTCTCTTATGAGTTTCCCATTGCTGTGTGTGCAAAACTTCTTTGCTTTCCGTTATGCCGTTAAAAAGCATTTCGGTAGGAGCAAGGTTCTGCCCGTCCTTATAAACGGTGATGATATCCTCTTCCAAGTGAAGGACCCTTTGTTCTTCGATGTTTGGATGTCGGTGGTGGGCGGTGTCGGTCTTCAGGTCGAACCATCAAAAACTTCGCGGGACAGCGCTTTCGGAACGCTCAACTCTACACTGTTAAGGTGGAGAGGAGAGCAGCTTCGTCAAGTGCCTACCCTGAGGTTTGGGATGTTAAGATCCTCGGAATACGCCAATTCTCTCCCTGCTGGTTTGCGCGACTTCGCGCCTAAAGGTTTGGACCCTCAGATTCGTTTCAACGCCGCCCTTGAGTACATCAAGTGGCACCGTCATACGATTCTCAAAACTGGTCTCAGTCCCCAAGAAATTGGGTTCCGAGGCCGGTTGGCTTGGCGGGTCTGCCTTAAGGCCGGAGTGCTCCGGACGCAAAAGCAGGTGGTCTTGAATGAACCTCTCTGTCGTTTCAGTCGAGAGCTCCCTCCTCTTCCGGTTCCCCACAACATCGTGCTTTCTAGCGACGATATCGAGTGGGTCCCGTCCTTAAATCAAGAGGAGGAAGTCCTGAACGCTCGGGAAATGTCTTCCCGCAAGTGGGCTCAACGTGGCGAATTCGCCCGGACTAGACTTGGATTGAAGGTAAGGTACTGGATGGCGCTTTCGAGACCATCTCCCCTACTGATATCCCCGTCTTCGGACCCGGAATTCGCCGGAAAGGAGTGCGACGCTTGGTTGCGCGCCTTGTCAAGAGGACAGCGGTTTGTTCGTCACTTTGTTGGTGATGAGTGGCTGCGTCGGGTAAGGAGAAACTACTTTCTTCCTCGTCCTGAGAAGTCGACCCTACGATGGTGTTTTAAGGCCATCGATCGTCTTCCCTCATACGAAGAAGTAAGTGGAAACGTGTTAGACTCGGGATGGAGGCCCGACTTCGAGGTTCGCGATCACTCTCACTATGATGTGAAAGGTCGTTACACCAAAGTCGCCGTCAGGGATCCCGATCTTGTGTTGACGTAGATGCTGTCAAGGAGAGCGCGACGTGGCAATGTCGCGCCAGGGCGGTGAAGCAAGCGCCAGTGAGCTTCGGCTGCACAGGGCTTACGGAAAACAGGAGAAAGAAAATGGCAGTTTGTGCTCTGCAGCGTGTTAGCGGGTTATTCCCGTGTCCCTCAGATTTAGCATAGACTTACCGTCCGACTCTTGGTTAGAGCGGGTCCCGGAAGTACGCCTCATATGTGTGCGATGGGACATCGATTTGACCCGAAGAAGCGTGCGATGGCGGGGAAACCCGGAGAATGACGGTTTACAACCCGTCCTTGCTCCGTCCGCGTAAGCCGTGTCGACGACTGCCATATCAACAGTCGGGCCCGGTGACGTGGTGTAGGATCCCTGCGTACGTGGGTGGGAAGCCACCCGGTCGCACGTTTTTGGTTTTTTTGTAGCTCTTGTAGCGTTGTAAACAACGAGCTTGTGGAGCGGAGACGTAGGCTTAACCTGCCG